TTGTCCGTTCCATCAATCCATCGGAACGTCAACTCAACCGTGTCTGTAGAGCTGACGCCAGCTGTTCCGGTCTTGATCAGCTTGCTAAGAATGTCAGTCGTATTGATTGAGTCTGAGTCGTCCTTGTAATAAAGCAAAGAGGCACTGCCTGAATAGCCAACAATGCCAGCGCAATAGCTGCGAATACTGTCGCTCAACGTAGTGGTCTCTAACGTCTCCAAATCGCTTTGGAACGCAAAGCTGACGACCTTGGCCACAGTCGTGCCAGCTATCTGTAATGCGCCATCTCTGCCGGTGTAAACCTTGGCCATCAGCTCACTCCAACAGCAATAAAGCTCACTGTAACGCTACTTATGCCTGGTCGAACTTGAGTGATCGAGACAGGTTTTGCGTATCGCCATTGAACTGCCGACCCAGCATTGAAAAAGTCTTCGGAACCTTCCCAGCCTTGACCAATCGTTGAGATGGCAGTGCCAAAGTCAAAAGTTTGATAAGTGCCTTTTTGGTCGTAATAGTGCTGCGCGAACTGTTCGGCCTGAGTGTCGGTGATGTTGCTGTAAGTAAGCGAAAGCGTATGGTTGACCCTCTTGTCTCCATAGAGGATCCTGACCTCCGACCCGTTTTGAGACTTGAATTTCTTTACAGGCCAGTCGCCGTAATCAAATGATCTTGCTGTTGGCGCAATAGTAGGAAATGCCATTAGTTCACATCACCCCCGACAAACTCAAAGTTGTTGTTCTCGCCCAGCGTGTCAAGCGCCAGCAAGCTTCTGCCTGCTGAGTCTACTGCGTAATTGCTGGCCTTTATCGTGACAATTCCGTCCTCGCTCACGTCAAGAGCCTCAATCTGATAGATCTGCGAATCTTCGTTAGAGCCTCCTCTTACAGAGAACACCGTTCCAAACAACTCAGTAGCAAGACCGTTCTTGATCTCTAACGTGCCTTCTTGGATTACAGCGTTCTGACGGTTCCAATAGAAAACGGGATAATTGCCGTCAGCTAACGGGACCACAGAGATAACACCACCGCTGTCGTTGACAACCCCATTATTTTCAGGACGATAAGGGCTCATCTCGCTAGCAACTCGAATAAGGTTGCCCGGCTCAAGGCTTAAACCCCAAGGCAAGGTTTGGAACGTGATCGTGTGAGTCTGATAACGGCGGATTGCAAGGAAGTATCGAGCGACTTTCCTTGCGTGCTCAGTGCTGTGAATATGAGGGAAATCAAACTGCTCAACAGGCAACTCAGAACTATTTGCGACATCCGTATAACGGACAACAAGAGTTCTTTGCTCTGGAAACTGATTAACCCTGGATTGAGTGTAAAAAACTGAAGCTTGGAACAACTTTCTTTCTTCTAGCTCTAACCAGTTGATTTCTAGGCTGTCTTCAATCATGTTGCCCTCAGTAAACATTCCTGAGATTGCTACCGGCTGAGATGCGTCAATGACCCCATCACTGCTGCGGAAAGGGAGCGCAGGCTCGATCGACATCCTGCCGTTCTTCAAACTGGTAAAGCACAAGACACTAGGAGCTTGTGCAGCGAGCCAGCTGCGAAGGTTGATAGGCTCAGCAATTACATCGTCCCAAAATAGTTGATTGGCTCGTAAATACTTGGCGGTCACAATTAACGCATCACGGTCAATCAATCCAGCGTTAACGATTGCTCCTGTTCCTGTGTCTTTGTTGGTGGTTAAATACCACATTAAATCCGTAAGTAAATTACTAGGACCAACGTCGCCATCTAGCAACCGTTCCACTTCAAGCCCATTCTTTAAGTAACAGCGAAGTTGATCAAGTTGCGAAAAATTGTCGCTTGACTTTAGCTTTAATCCAGCAACAGCACAGCCTTCGTAATCAACAGGATCATCTTCGCTAAGCGTTTCGTTAACGTAAATCACTTCATGCTCAGGGTTCTGGTCACAGCTGCGAGTGATTAAGTCTCCGTAATGTGAGACTTCAGCCACTCCGCTATAACGCTGAAAAGTTCTAGTCGCAAATTGTGGGTCGTCGAACTCTTGATAAGTTGTGCCGTAAACTATTTCATACCTAAATCCAAACTGAACACCATTAGCATTACGAGCGTTTTTTACAAACGTATCCCCTACACTCCAGTTGCCGTTAATGTTGTCAAGTGACGTAGACACAATCTCCCACCACTTATTCCTAACTGTAAAGTCATAGTTAACCTCTACGGCGCGAAGCAGTAGTTTCATGTAAACCTCTCTCCCAGCGTCTCTGGTGTATTCCCAAGTAATGCTTTTTTCAGTACCTACCGCAAGATTGTCAAAATAAGGATCTTGCCCTGCGGCTAAAGCCAAGATGTTGCTCAAGGTGTTTGGCCTGATCTCATCGCCTGCCGAGTAGCTAGGCCCGTCTTCATTTGCAGTAACACTCATCAAGCCAACATTTTTCTTTGATGGGTCTGGCAGAAAACCCCCATATCTAAGGTTGATGCGTCCATCGTCGTCTGTTAACAATTCAGGAACAATGGCCATTTTTAAGTGCGTAAAATAATCTATTGGACGCCCAAAATACCCTCTACCGGAAATCGTAAACGTTCCAAGATACGTTGAAAATGTCCAACTCTGTGAAGGTGTTTTTGATCCATCAAGAATAAAAACATCTTCATTCCCTGAGCTTTGTTGCGTTGGAATGGCGCTGTTAAAAGGTCTTAACCTGTACTCAAGCTGCTCGCGAGAAGGATGAATAACTCTGATGAACGAGTAAATGTCAACAGGCGAATCTCCTACTACAGCAAAAAGATATGGGCCAACATTTGCCCAACCTTTGTTGTTTGTAGCTGTTTCGTCGTAATTGCTTGGACGCACGTCAAGCGCAAACAGCGACATCCTGTGAGCGTAAGTTGTCATCTTTCCGCCAGTAACCTGAATATCTTCTTCGTTCAGTTGGGCCATTATGCCCGCAGCTTTTAACGTATTAAAGTTTGTTATTGAGTTAAACCTTGTCCATACCTGAGATTTAATGCCAATTTCAGTAACGTCACAAGACCTAGTGTTTTGGAACGTACCAATCTCATACTTAAGGATTGGATAATACGATTCTTCGATGTCAGAAAACGGTAGATACCTTTCGTTTTCAATTGCCGCACGGTCCACAATACCAATCTTGCGTTGATTGCGACTCCAGCCTTCCAAGCACTTCAGAGTAATCCTAAATCCATTGCCTGAATGCCTCTCTGGGTCGTACCTTTCGTTGGGGCGCTGAATAACTTGCCAAGTAGATCTGCCAATCATCCATGTTGATCCGTTGCTTAGCAATTGATCGTAACGAGTGGACTCCCCTTGAACTGAAGAACTTACATCGCTTAAGTCAGCCGGGGGGAAGTTATGGTCCCCTACAGCCGGGAAAGGCTCTGATTCTTGTCTTCCCTTGCCAAGCAAAATAACAATTCTGTCGCCTGGATTGACTTCAACCTCGCGGGTTAGGTTCCCCCACTTTTCGAGAGTTTGACCTTCCCTGCTTATAGTATCTTCAATATTGTGAGTAACGGTATTAACGCCACCGCTTACAGGATAATGCTCAATAACTCCAACGCGACGGCAATAATTTACCCCCGTTCCAGGCATCCCCCCCTGCGTCGTTCCAGGGCTTTCAATACCGCCGCCGTAAGGGTGAGTAACCGCTAAATAACCGTCAACATATTTTCTATGCTGTGTTGCGGCTTCATCCCTTTGCTTCTCCTTGCCAGCGTCCAAAATTGAAATTACTTTCCAGTCAGGCCGGATTGGTGTGCCGTTTGGGATCCCTGAATAGACACCAAATCGTGTCTGAGATGACGGGCTAAACGCTCCACAGAACCCAGGCTGGTTTGCGCCTTCCCTTGTTGGGCAATAGAACGCTTGATCGCTTCCGCTTATCCCTGGATTGTCATTGTTGCCATCAACGGCAAGGTCTCCATATCGCAAGTTGTACGCACGCAATCGGCTGCCGCCACCTAAAACCTCAAACCCACCGTTCCAATAAAAATCAAAATAGGTTTCGTAAATACCATCAAGAGCATTATTGCCAAGAAAAATACCTGCAAGTTCAGGTTTGGCTAGATTGCCTTGCCCTGCAATTGCAACTATTTCTGCAATTTGATAACCTCCCCAGCTCTTCATCCGGGACCAGACAAGCTGCGGAGAAATTAACAGTCCGCCTGTCTTGTAAGTGTCTTCTCTACGAGTGAAAACAATAGGCACAACGTTGCCATAAGCCGCAAGCTCTTGCGCTGAATCAAAGCCAAAACTAGGCGAAAAGATATTGCGCCCAGACTGACTACCAAGCTGACGACGCCTGATCTCTGCTGGTTCGTCTGGCATCTTTGGCTTGGGAGCCAACAGATAAGATGCTGCTGTTGATACAGCACCAATTGCAAGGCTGATAAGGAAATAAGCAAACGGCTCTAAACCGGTATTCCTTATGTCAGGGATATGAGCGTATCCCTCAGGTCTTTCTTTACTTTTACGTTCTACCTCTATTGAAAAACAACGGTACTCTTCCTCACTGCAACCAAGAGCACTTATTAAACGCTTTTCGTACGGAAGCAGTGGCTGAACGACTCTCTGCCTATAGGGCTCCATGTCACCGCGTTCAGATGCAGACTTATGTAGAGACATCCTTTGTTCCAGAAAACCGCAAAGACAGGGCTGCCCTCGCTTAGCAATAACACGTCACCATCATACTGAGGCCGGTCAACTCGATCTCCCCACCGCAACAGATCACGCCCAAACTGCCTAACCGTTTGCCCGTACCAAACCTCCTTAAATTGCGGGGTCTCAATGCCCAGGCGATCCAAAGCTATGTAAACCAGATGAATGCAGTCGATTGCCCCGTCTTCTTCCGTTCCATCAGCGCCAAGACGGTAAGGCCGCCCAATCAAATCAATAAGATCAGTCAAGACACTCTGACTCGGCTAGTGAGAGGCAGGCTGCCGACTAGCTGACGGTTCAAACGTTTGCGTGGAACGTCAGATCCAACAGCATCAAACACTGAAGCAAGCTCAAGGGTCAAAGCTGTTGAAGACCATTGCGCAGATATAATCTGCCCGACATAGCGCGTAATTAACGTGTAATCCTCTCTGTTGTCTGGATTGATTAAAACAGTTCTGACGTTTGCGATGTATTGATCCTGAACCGCAATCGTTGCAAAAGGACGGCTTAGCTCGTTGTTTGGGAAAACAATGGATGCAGGCTGATTGTCCCCAGCCTTAGTCACTGTTGCGCCAGAAAAACCAAACGGTAAAAATGCAAATTCAACCCTTGCTCCTGTGTCTGCGTTGAAAAATGGAGCGTCCTCGTTCACCCAATAGTTCTGGAACGAGAAACCTCCCAACGTCGTTGGACTACGCAGCGTTAGGTAGTGAGCAAAGGCAAGCGTTGAGTCAGACATCAGATACCAATCCTTCTACGCTGTGTTGTGTTCTGCCTCAGAGTAAACAAAGCACGTTGTTCGCCTTGCTTTGCACCGCTGCTGGCTGCTTCCCTCATTCCAGCCTGGAACTGATCAGCAGTGACGTAATCAACGGAGTTGATGCGTTCCACGGTATAGCGAACGTCAATTGGTGCCATTGTTGCCGTTCCACCGCCAGATGCGTCACCGCCTCCACCGTTTGCAGGAATAACAGAGCCGCCGCGTGATCCTCTGGAATAACGCCCCATGCTTTCACGCATCTTGGATTCGGGGATGACGTACTCAGGTTCGCCACCTTCTCCAATTAAAGCGTTGGTTGGACCTGTGACATAACCGCCTTCGGCAAACGCGCCAAAGCTTCCGCCGCCAAAATCTCCCAGCGAGTTACCCGTGATGCTTGGGGCATCTGGGTTGAATCCGCCACCACCGCCCATTGAGACGCCCAGCGCCTTCATGATCGTGCCGTACAAAATCATCGCAATCTGCTGAGCAATAATCTTTGCGGCCATGTCAAGGAAATGCTTGGCCACCGATTGCATCATTTCAGCCAAGCCTTCCTGCGCTGATTTGGCTCCAGTGATAACGCCAACAAAAGCATTACTAAATGCGTTTCCGATGGCGGTTGCTCCTGCTGCAACTTGATTTTCAAGCTTGATCAGCTCTTCAAATTGCTTTTGCATCTGGAAGCCAGGGTCAGCTTCCTTTTGCTTTTGCGCCCTGTCGGCTTCGTCTTTCATCGCCTTGTCAAAGGCGTCCCTTGTTTTCTGGGCTCTTTTTTCTTGCTCCTTAGTCTGTCTTTCTTCAAGAGCAATAATGCTTTCCATGTGGCTTTGTTCTGCCTCAAGGAACGCAATTCGTTCTTCGTTCGGTAGCAAGCCTCGTTCTCTTATTTCCTGCTGGGCAATTTGGTGCTCAAGTATTAAACGTTCTTTGTCGTTAATCGTGTCAATACTGAAAGTTAGCTTTTCATGTAACGCGACTAACTTTGCTGTTGCGTCAACTCTAGCTTTACTGGTGCGAGTTGATTTGTTTTGATTTAGCGTAATAGGTGTTGTACCTGTTGCAGTGCCTTCCCCTGGGAGGTTTGCCGCCGATGGCGGAAGCTGTCCAAATACCTGCCCGTCAATTTTCGCCAGCCTTCTGTCTAACTCTTTTTTGTAAAGCTTCAGAAATTCAGCCTCATTTGCCCCGACTCCAGGCAACTGGCGTCTTGTTGCATCAGCAGCAAGAATTTCCGCTTGAGCCACTGCGGCGCCTCCGCGACGCATGCGCTTGGTGACCTTCGCAATTCCTTCGACCAAGCCGCCAATCAATCCACCAATAAACCTAATAGGCTCTTCTAAATCTCTTATTATTTGGGCAAGATCAACAAAAGCCGTAGATAGTTGAGGGACAATTGTCTCGGTTGCGGCAGAAGCAACATCTTCAACTGCATTCTGAAAATCTCTAATTGAAGCCGCAGGGCCATCCATTGCCTGCTTTAAGCTTTCTGCCCCTTCTTTTTCAATCCTTTTCAAGGCTTTTATTACGATTTCGCTAGTTAGCAATCCTTGCGAAGCGTATTCTTTTAGCTGACCTGCCGCAACACCAGTTTCATCGCTAATCGCTTTTAACACTAAAGGGGCTTGCTCTGCAATGCTTCTGAACTCATCGCCACGCAAAGCGCCTGACCCAAGTGCTTGAGAAAGTTGAGTAAACGCCGCAGAGCTTTCCGCAGCTGTTGCCCCTCCAAGCATTGCTGCCGTTCGGAACCCGTTAAAAGTAGACGTGATGTCGCCAAGGCTTACGCCTAGTGGCCTTAATCGTCCAAAAGCATTTGCTAATGCCTGATTCGCTTCTGTCTGACCTATCTTAAATTTGCTCGCGGCGGCTGCTGCTGCTGATTGCAGCAATGCAACCTCACCATATCCTTGAGCTACAAGTTTCAACCTGCGCTCAGACTCAATCCTATTAAGTCCAGTTTGTATTGCTTTATAAGCTGTAAAAGCAACGCCTGCAACTTTGACGGCAGTGCCAACTGTTCGCATCCGCTTGCCAAGACGGCCCGCACTTGCCTCTAAATTCTTGAGATTTCTAACCCCTTTTCGCCCCATGGCTTCAAAACGAAGCTCAACACTGCGTGCAGCTTTTTCGTTTTGCGTAAACGCTTGCTTGAGCTTTTTAGTCTCCTGCTGAACTTTACGCAGCGGATTAATAGCCTTAGCCGCTGAGACGATCAGCTCGACATTGGATACTGCCACGGCTACCTAAGCAATGTTCTAATCTTACCGCCGTCTTGCCTTGGCGCGATCCATTGCTTTCTTCTCCTCTTCGCCCTTCAATTGATAGTACGCAGCAAAGTGAACAAGCTCCGCATCAGACAACTCTGTGCGAAGCTTGCTTACCGTCATGCCAAGCTCGCAGGCCAGAAAAAACTCAAAGTTGAGCCAGCTGTCCTGCTTCAGTCGTTTTTTGCTTCCTCAAGCTCCGCTTCTTCTCCAACGCCAAACAAGAAAAGCTCAAGATCGTTCAGAACGGTTTCGGGCAATTCACGTTGCAGCTTGGCGGCATCAGCGGCAGCAAAAGCTTTGGCCCCATCTTCTAGCTCTGCTTTCTGACACAGCATTTGCGTGCTGATGTCTAAAGCCTCTTCACTGCTAGCAACAGATTGAGCGCGTTTACGGTCAGCCCTTGTAATTGGCTTGAAATACAAGTCAAGGATAGGCTCACCGTCCGCGTTATTGACAACAAACTTACGCCTTTGACTAAGGTCAAAAGCGCCAGTAAGCAGGTCAACAGTGCGTTGAGTTGAAGCGGCCATAAATTAGATCAAGAAACAGTGGTGAGAGCTATTGCGCCTTTAGTTTCAAAATTAAAGGTCACGACTTGCAGCTCGCCAACGCTAGCACTGAACTCAGACGATGTAATTAGCAGGTTAAACGTAAGCTTTTCGCTTGTGGCCGCTTGGCTTCCTACGTCAAAGGTGTAAAGCTCTGCGCCCGCAACAGTTGATTCAGTTGCTGGGGTTGTAAGGATCTCACGGATCAAATCGCCTTTGCCGTCACCTGCTGCGGTCTTTTCGTAAAAGACTTCGATAGTGCCGCTGCCGCTAATCAGGCCGCCGACTCGATCGCGGAAGCTGTCCCCCATTTTTGTAACCTCAAGAGACTCTTTGTCGATAGTCAGAGACCACGACCGCACTCCTGTCACAACAGTCAGAGTGTCGCCAGAGTCATGCTTGAAAAGGACGTTGCCTTGTTCACCGCGAAAAAAAGTCATGGTCAGAGTTCCTCGATGGATTCAAAGGTCACACGGACCTGAGTTTGAAAGTAGCCCTCGGGAGCTGGGAAACCCAGCACCTCTGGACCTGTTGCTGCATCGAAGTAAACCCCCGACACGTTGACTCTATTGTAAAGGTCACGAACACGTTTGCCGATTGTGTAGTTGGCGCCAGGGCCAACGCCTTTTGCTGAGAAGATGTTGATTAGCAATAAACCAACCATTCGATTGTCTGAAGCGGTAGTACCGCCAAAACTTAGATATTCGTTAGAGCCAAAATTAACAAGGCATTGAATCCATGACGAATTGGGGGTTGGCTCGTAAGCCATGTTGTGAAACACGATTGGAATTGCCGGGGCGTTAGCAAGCTCAGTGGCCAGCCTGCCCTCAATAACGGCTCTAACTGCGTTTAAGTCTGCGGCGGCCATTAGCCCCTCCTTACAATTTTTTGATATTCCTGTTTAGACCAAGATTCAAGCTCCTTAGCAATTAAATCAGGAAAACCTGGAACCGTGTTTTGCAGTGTTTTGTATTCACCCTTCCATGAACGCGGAAGGTTGGTGCCATAACAAACGGGTTCGGAG